CAGCGCAGAAGATGAACTCATTACTAGCGGAAAGGGGCTTACAGGTCAAAAACACTGCTAACAATAATCCTTTATGGCTGCCCACAGAGGAGGGAAAACAATATTCCCAAATAGTCTTAGACACTGCAAAGGGACATAACAAAACCGTCCAGTCGTTACAGTGGCATCCATCTGTGGTTGAAGTGATTTAATTGTTCAAAAACGAAACCCCTGGATTATTGCTAATCCAGGGGTTTTGTAGTACGTAGGTTGTTTCATTTAATATACTCATATCCTTGGGCGTGAAGCTGATTTGTGTATCTGGGTAATCCTACCCAGTATTTTCCGTCATCTCCCATCAGTATCATATTAATTTTAACTGCGTTGTCACAAAAAGTCCTGGCGGACTCTAAGCTGGAAAACTTACTCATCTGTTTGATTAATGCTGAAAATGTTGTAGTAGCCATTGTCTTGTTTCCCTTGTTTTTGTTTATATAACTACTATAGTCTATTCTACTATTTATTGTCAATAGGTTTTAAAAAATATTTTGTACTGAATTTTGGTTAACTTTTCATACAGTACAAACAAGCAAGTAAAACAAAGAACCGCTTAAACTTTTGTCTAAGCAGTTGCAAGTTATTTATGAAGATTAATAATTAAATTTCTTTTAAAACTATTGTATATTCTTCCCAGCCGTCTTTTTCGATGGAAATAACTTCAAACCCGGTTAAGGGTAAGAACAATACTTCTCGTTCTTCAGGGTATTTAGAGAACTTAGAAATATCTCTCCCGGTTTTAGACTCAATCACAAGGGTAATCGATCTATTATCTGTTTTGGACAAGGGTACACCCAAGCAGTTGAATTTCTGAGCTACGACTTGGCTTTTGGATGTGGACATAAAGCCCATATCCCGGTAAACCTTACTGACCTTAAAAGTTGTTGATATTTCTGACTTGTCAAGGGTTAAGCCACGGTAGACTGTTCCTTTAAAGCATTTAACATTTTGTAAATCTTCAATTATTTGTTCTACTGACTCATGATTTTTCCCGTATCTTAAAACCCGGTTGATTGAGCCGTAGTTTTGTTGAGTATATTGGTTTAATGTTGTAGTCATTGCCTGCCTCCTGTTTTTTATTTATATAACTACTATAGTCTATCCTACTATTTATTGTCAAGTAGTTTATGTACTGAACTTTTAAAAATATCTTTGTGTAACTATTTTACGGTTGGGGATTTAGCCAAAAACGAAACCCCTGGACTAGCACTAGTCCAGGGGTTTTAATCAGGAAGCGATCGCTCTCAATTCTTCATCTGAGAAGAATTTTGAGTATGGAGTACCCTGCCGTGAGCAAACCCACCCCGGTACTTTTTTATTTATATGCCTCTCTATTTTTGTGTGGAAAATATACACCACCCCGTCAAAAGTAAATTGCTGTCCTTTCATGATTTTATCTCTTTTCTGTTTAATTAACTTCAGTGACATCAATGGCAATAAGCTGGGATTGACTGGTCTCAAATTCAATGAACATTTGTGTCTCCTGTGTTTTTTGTTTATATATAAACTATCTTACTATTTATTTATTGCTAATAAGTTTTAGAAAAATATTTATTTAAGAGTTACTACACCATTACTGCAAACATAATCCATGACATTGCTGTAATCGCGTGTTCTGTTTTCGCCAATTCTCACCTTTATTTCTTTTCCTTCAATTCCCAAGAAATAATAATCTTTTCTTCCTACTCTAAATTGAGTATGTCCTTCACTTAAAAGACCAGATTCAAGAATAGACTTTATAGCCTTAATTTCTACCGATGTAAAGTGAATATTGCCCTTCACGGACTTAATCATGTTTTTTGTGATTTTACCCAATGCAGCTAACGAAGGTGCTAGAGATGCTTCTAATTTTTCTAAATCACCCTCTAAAGTAACCAACTGGTCAACATAAGATTTAATGCCGTCTGCAATAAGTTTTAATGTAGCTTTTATTTGGTGCTTGATAGTGCGGATTTGAAAGTTGATTGTAAATTTCATTTGTCTGTCTCCCTGTTTTTTGTTTATATAACTACTATAGTCTATTCTACTATTTATTGTCAAGTAGTTTGTGTACTGAACTTTTAAAAATATCTTTGTGTAGCTATTTTACGGTTGGGGATTTGAGCGATCGCTGTAGTAATTGTTGACATCAGATTAAAATATGAGATCCAAGTACCAATTTTAATTTACGTATTTGAACATAAAATAACCGCTTAAACTTTCATTTAAGCGGTTACAAGTTATTTTAATCACTAAACTTGTATTTTTCTAGCATTAAATCATTGTGTTTTTTTAAAAACTGGATACAGTGATCCCCAATCACATTTTCAGTTGCGAAACAATTGTCCTCTACTGGTGACAAATCAAGTCTGCCTTTGTAGACTTCCCCATCTACAAAATGGATTGAAAAATTTAACTTATCATACCCAGCATGACCCCATTTTGTCTTTTTATATATTTCTCTAATTGCATTATTTACAGAGTGAAAGCTAGAAAATTTAGCACCTTCAGCAATGGTTGGCGCACCTTCATGACACTCAACAGTTATGTAATCTAAGTTGCCGTCATTAACAGAAGCTCCTGTGTAGTCACCTTTAATTAAATTAATTTCAGCTTTTTTACGTTCCTCATTTCTTTTAAATTGTTCTTCTTGTTTTTTCCGTTCATGTTTTATAGTCCAATTTTCTGGATCTGTAGCAAATAAATAATTATCTTGAGCATTCTCAGCTTCGCGGCTGTTTAACTCAATAGCCATACCATTCTCATGGTATGCTTTTAGAGATTCGTTCTGTTGAATAAATCTGTATTTGTAGGGGTGAGCGGGAACTACAAAACAGGCTTGTAATGGCTCAAATACTATTTGTAAATCGTCTATTATTCTACCGTTTATAGATAGAATACCAGGCACTACAAAATCTATTTCTTCTTGAGATAGTTTTCTAACTATCTCAATTTTAATGCCTGTGCAATGGAAGTAATCAACCATTGCATCACTATGATTTTGGTAAGTATGGTAATCATTAGTTATCTCTTTTACTTGGTTTATAAAGGGACCGCCAACCCATGAAACAACGATTGTTTCACATAATCTGTTTTCGGTTTTGACCGAAAACTTAACACCTTTAAATGCTTTGTTAAGTGCTTTTTTGATCTCTTTTGATGTAGTCATTGTCTGTCTCCTCTGTTTCCTGTGTATGTAACTACTATAGTCTATTTCACTATTTATTGTCAATAGGTTTTAAAAAATATTTTGTACTGAATTTTGGTTAACTTTTCGTACAGCACAAATAAGCAAGTAAAACAAAAAACCACCTAAACGTTCTGTCTAGGTGGTTAAATACTTATTTTATTTCAATGTTTTATTGTAATAAAACATTGGAGTTTAAAAACTCTTGGGCATAAGGATCGTCGATCCCTAAGTCATGCCCATAATCGTACCCTTCAAACATACCATTACCGTATGTTTTCTCATAATATGAAGAAAGATTATAGTTTTCGCAATCTTTCTTTTTTTCTGCTCTCCGTTCAAAAGTGCAGTGATTTAAGTAAGGGCGGGTTATTGCTGTTTCGTAGTATCCTTCAGATACTAGAACGAAATTACCCGACTCAGTTATGTCTACTTTCATTGTCTTGTCTCCCTGTTTTTTGTTTATATAACTACTATAGTCTATTCTACTATTTATTGTCAAGTAGTTTGTGTACTGAACTTTTAAAAATATCTTTGTGTAGCTATTTTACGGCTGGGGATTTGAGCGATCGCTGTAGTACCTGTTGACATCAACTCAACAGGTACTACCATTTTTAATTTCTTAAATATTCAGCACGCAAGTAACCATTACCATTCTCAGTAACTGTTAAGCAGTTATTTTTATATTCATAAGGTAAAGTACATGGCGTGTGAAACCCAAACTTGTTTATGGTGACAACTTTATTGTTATCTATAGGCATGATTGGACCAATTCCTAGTATTATTTTATCTTTGGTATTAGAACTGATTGTGATTAACCCACTAGTTAAATGCTCCCAAGAAATACTTATATCATAATTAGTCTTGGCTTTTTTTGTCTTTTTGGGTGTTGGTATACTTTTGAGCGCATTTACTAAATACTTAATATTAACTGTAGTGCTAACATCTTCAGTATTTCCAATATTGCATCCAGTTACAGAACCTTCAGTATTTTCAGTCTCAATTAATATTTGACCATTCTTAGTAGTCAAGAAGCAAAATTCTTGAATTTTGCTTAGTATTTCTAATTCTTTTAATAGTGGTTGTTTGTCCACTAACATAATGTTATTTGATATTTTCCAGTGGAAAGAACTGAGATTGTTGATATTATTGATTAAGTTTTGAACCACTGTAGTACCGTCAGACAAACAAAATTTAATCAGATTGTTTTCCTGATCAATGTGTAAAGCTAAAAGCCCCGATTCAGGTAAATATTTAACAATATCAGGAGACACGATAAACTTAGTTTTGTCTCCTAACATCACTGTTGAGAATTTGCCAATAAAATGACCGTTACATCCGATTACTACTGAATTTAATTTGTCAGCACGAACGTGAATACCCGTCAAAGAAATTTTACTTGTATCTTTGCTGACGAATTTACTAGCTTGTTTTAAAACAGTAATAAAATCAGGACTATTAACTATTACTTGTTGAGTATATTTTGACTCTGTATTTATTAGTTCCTTGTTTTCTAAAAGGCCAAAACTAAATTTACCTTTGTATCCATACTCAATTATTAGTTTTTCATTAAAAGTAATTGATACTTCTTCGTCTGGTAGCAACTTGACAAATTTATTTAATAATTCCAGCCATACAGTTACTTGTGCTTGTACTTGCGTAGGATTGTTGATTTGAATTTTTTTAGACAAGAATACTTGACTGTCTTTACATATTAAGTTTAATTGGTTGTCAGCTACTACTAGATTTACCTCTTTAGCCCCTGTCTTAACCAAAGATGCAAGAGCATTACTAAAAGCCATGGAATTAAGTTTAATTTTCAATGTAGGCTGTACTGGACTCGGAATATTTGCTTTTTCCAATAATTCTAGTTGGTTTTCTAACTGGATTAACTGGTCAACGTAGCGTTTTATTTTAAATTCTGTAATTAGTCTTAGTGTGGCATTTATCTGGTTTTTTAAAACATTAATTTGATACATAGTTTTTGTTTTTTGTTTCCTGTGTATGTAACTACTATAGTCTATCCTACTATTTATTGTCAACAGGTTTATGTACTGAACTTTTAAAAATATCTTTGTGTAACTATTTTACGGTTGGGGATTTGAGCGATCGCTAGACTATTGCACCTCAATGATCCTCAAACTCTTGTAAATCAAGGGTTTTAGGAATTTAAAAAATATTTCCTAAAACCTATTGACAATAAATAGTGAAATAGACTATATTAAGAGTATCAACAAAAAACAGAAGGGACAAAAGAAATGACTACTTTAAAATTTACAAGAAAAGCCGCTGGACATTACACTGCTACTACACCCTGGGGTGTAGTAGAAATAAAAAAAGCTGATACCGACAAGTGGTATGTTTATTTCCCGTGCGGAAAAACTTCGTATCGCCGGAGTTACGACGCTGCTAAAACCTGGGCTAATAATTATCTGGACAAGCAGACTAAACAGCCCACAGTAACCGCAGCACTAAAAAAAGCTGAATCTAAATCTAATCCCACCACACAAACATTAAGAACAAAGCTAAGTCAAGCCAATGCTTACGTAATAGGTGCTGACTATTTAGGATGTATCAATACAGGTAAATCAGCCTGTATTATCCATATTGTTGTGGATAACAAAGACTATTACCTTGTTGGGCTTAACGGGGCAATAATGGATACTTATTTTGAAAAGACTGTTTCCAGTATAAGAAAACAATTGATAGAAGACCGAACAGTTAAATCTTATTATCACAAGACATTTGGAGAAGTAAAAATATACACCACCTTTAGTCAATCCGAAAAGGAATATAACCGCATAAATGACGCTGTTAAATCAGCTAATCTTGATGACCGCAAAATTATCAACGAAGCAAAAACCAAGATCAAAAACGGAACAGCTACCATAACAGAATATTTTGCGTTATCTGATCGTGGAGTCATTTAATAGATGCTTATGATCCTGGTGACTATATCGGGGTTATAAGTATTCATTAAACTTTTAAAAATTCAGTACAAAATATTTTTAAAACCACTTGACAATAAATAGTGAAATAGACTATATTAAGAGTATCAACAAAGCACAGGAGACAGACAAATGACAGACTTATTTAATCTTTGTGAACTCCGCTTCCGGTTATACCGGAAAAGACTAATTACCATAAAACTGTTTTTTATTAAGGTTGAAATCTTTGTACCAAAGATTTATAAGAGCTACATAGAAACCGCCCAGGAAATGTACGATTACTGCTGGGCGGAGTATGAAAAGTCAGGCGACCCTGACGACATCCCGTTCTAATAAATAATCACTTAACCCGGTTAAAACTTAATTTAACCGGGTTTTTTATTATCATTGGTAGTAGTTATCTATTTGTCAAAATGACTAACTATCAAGTTCGATATGGGAACAATGTCAAAAAGCACAAAAAAAAGTGCCGTAACGCACACACAAGAACCTATGGTATTTGCTGTGTGTGCATGATTAATAAATCTGAACAGGTGCATCACTCCAGTTATAGGCGGTCAGGAGACAGGTATGGGATTAATATTTTCCCTGTTTGTAAGCACTGTCATAAAAACGCCTGCCATAGTCCTAAAAACTGGATTGTTCACCCCATAAATCCAGAATGGAAGAATCACAATACCCCTGAGTTTACAGCCCGCTTAAAACGAAATTATCAACGGTTACGGAAATTAAAACTCAATAAAAAACCCTCTTGATTGTCAAGAGGGTTGATATTTGCTATGGATTAATATTCGTCATCGTCTTCTTTATTGTCTTCATCGTCTTCATCGTCTTGATCATCTTCATCATCACCACCATACAGTTCATGAATGCTACTAGCTTCACGAACTACTGCACATCTGCCCAATGCAGGTACATAACTGATGGCTTGTGCCTTTCCATTTTTCCATCTATACTTCATGGTTGTTGTCTCCTGTTGATATTATCAGTATAGTCCATCTACTATTTATTGTCAATAGGTTTTAGAAAAATATTTATAGAGACAAGTGTTTCCGCAAAATCTCTTGTACAACTTCTTGTACAACTTCTTGACTACCACTACCATCTACTCGGATAATTGAAGATGGATGAGACAAGTACAAATCTGCATAACCCGCTTGTACCCGACGGTGAAAAGTTATTGTCTCTTGTTCAATACGATCTAATTTAGCTTGTCCGCGCTTACGCAGTAAACCTACCTCTACATCCACGTCTAACCAAATAGTTACATCACTCAGTAAACCTCCTGTGGCAATCTGATTGAGATTATTAATTAGACTCATGTCTAAGCCCCTACCATAACCTTGGTAAGCAATAGTAGAGTCTGTATAGCGATCGCACAGAATATATTTTCCCATAGCCAAGTTTGGTTTTAGCTCTTCTTGGATATGCTGCACTCTGTCAGCAGCATACAATAGAAGTTCTGTAACTTCATTTATGGGCTTATCTACTGGCTTTGACAGTAATAACTCTCGTAAGCTTTTCCCTAATTCTGTTCCTCCTGGTTCACGGGTTAGCATTACAGGTATACCTAGACTTTCTAGCCATTGGGAGCAAAGGTGCATCTGGGTAGTTTTCCCACAACCCTCTACCCCTTCAAAAACAATTAACTTACCATTCATATTAGTAGATGTAGGCGCAGCCCAAGAGAGACACCAGTATTTAAGGTGTCGTTTTTTAGATTTTTACCAGACATCTAGTGGGTTGTCCCCACTAGATTATTCCACTAAACCTTAGTAGCCCGCTTTAGTATGCGAATAATAAGGTGAGCGGGGATAGTTAGAAACTGTCTGGTTTTTGTTCCGTTAGGATTTTTTTGCAGAACGCTGATCACATAACCCGTTTCATTGACCTCTTTAACTGGTCCTTGGATTGGGTGATTGAGTTCTTTTGCCCGGTCATTCACAAAAAATTCAACCACATCATCGGGTGATGGGTTGTCTTGTGGAACAGGTGACGGGTCAGAAGTGTTGTCCTGGGTAGGGTTTGGGGAAAGTGACGGCAGATCCAATACTACATCCCCTCTATATATAGGATCTATGTTCTTATCCTCTGTTGGGGACATGGAAGAAGGGAGACTAGAATTATTATTTCTAATTTCCATTGGAGTATAAGAGTTCTCGTCACTACCCTCAAAAGCCTTATCTAGCAAGACTTCTGACCCGTCACTGCCTTCTAAACTTTTCCCGTCATGTGTCAAGGAACTGGATAAAAGTAGTTCGTGAGTGGGAATTTCGTCGTCTAAACCCGTCTGCCGCAACCGCAACCCAACAATAAATTTGCCAGTATTGGTGGCTTTGTGTTTCACTCCCCAACCCAAAACTGAGTTGCACAACTCAATTAAGTCAGGACTAAAGGTCTTAGACGCTTTGGCTTGGCTACCTGTCTCTGCACAGTGTCTAGAATAGCTGCCGAAGAGGGTCTTAATGAGACCACCATCGGCACCTTCATTCTTGTTACTACCTACAGGGGTCATGGCTGTGGGGTCGTAAATCACTTTCTCGTTTAACCAGTCAGCTAATGAGTCTACACGCATTCGGTTAACCCAGAACTCAAGGGTGCATTCTGGTATCTCTTGAATACCAGACAACACCTTGCGTACATAGTCGTCATCGAAATTAAGAACGTGATTGGTGAAAGCTGCTAATTCCGGCTCAAATAACTCTTCAAGGTTTTTCCGCTTGGCTATCCCAACAGTGTTGTTACATGGTACTGTAATCACTCGCCGCTTAACCCTACTAGCACTGTCACCTGCAAATACAGGTAAGTTAGAACAGACTGCCACCATGCCGTCATAGCGGTAGCTAAAGGCCTTTTGACCTTTGTTCTCAGCACGTAGCAAATCCTCCCCGGTTAAAGAGAGGAATTTCCCTAGTTTTCCGGTTGCTTTATCTTCATCAGGAAACAGCACAAGCCGCTTCTGGTAAGCATTAGCAGCTTCAAAGTTGTTATTGCACCAATCATCAAGGGTACTGGTATGCACGTTCTGAGAACCGATTAAAGACACAAGTAATCGGGTAAACGTACCCTTACCTGTGCCACCTAAACCAATTAAGTGCAAAAACTTCTGTAGGTCTGAGCGACCTTTGATGACAGCATTGCAATAGCACATCAACAGATCCTTAATCTGCTGATTGCCACCGCTTAAGTGGTTTAAAAACTCATTGATGTTATCCCAGTTTGTGGCAGCTCTGTCATATTCTCTGGGTAGTTGCCATGTCAATCTGTATCCAGGAGCATGAGGCATTAACTTTCCAGTTTGAATTTCTAAGACACCATTTCTAAATGGGAGTAGTTCTTTAGGCGATCGCTCTACCCAAGTACGCTGAATCAAGTGATGTCTAAGCATCCTGGTAACATTAGTAATGTACCCATCACCACCGTAGCCAGTGTATCCTTTGCCTTCAACAATATTCATTACTGCACTGGCAATGAACTGATCAGTCTCCACAGCCCAAACGCCTGGACTGTCTGCTTGGTAGCGCATCCAACGCAAGCTGGCATTGTTGAATGCAAGAATATCTCGGTATTCTTCGGCGATTTCCGCTGCCAAAATATCAGGAGTAGGGATTTTCCGCTTCTCCTGAAAGTGTAATTCGAGTTTTAGCTTGTCCAACCTTGTTTTTACCTCTTTGAGAGATTTTTTTAGTTCCTTGGGGTTTTTGGCGATTAAATCATCTAAACCCTTACCATGTTCAGGTTTCCACCGCATTTCCAGTAGATAGGTCTCACTATCTTTTAATAGATAGTGAAATCTTCTATTAGCTTTCAGAACAGCCTTGACGGCTGTTTTTTTGGTGTCTCTGTCCATTGCCAGGATCATAGCAGATCCGTCTCCAGTAAATTGCTCAAGGGCTGGGTTGATCTCTTTTTTCCCCCCACAGGAACATCCATAAAGAGCGATCGCGCATAACCCAGTGCTTAAACCTGACAACGCTTTTTTACCACCCTCTGTCAAGAATCTAGGCACTTCTGGCATTTCTTTAATAGCATCCCAGAAGCTACCGCCCATGGGAATATCAGTTCCCCACAATTTATTAATTTTTTCCCTGATGGACTTAGGCACGGGTGGTAAGTATGGTTTATCCCCAATTCCCTTGGGAGCAAAATATGAATATTCCCTGTGCTTAGACGGGATGTTGACAATCACCTGCCAAATACTCCCATCTTCATTTTTCAAGAATGCTCCTAATAATTCATTCTTGGAAATATTGTGTGTGAATCGGCTTTTTTTCCATCCCAAGGTCTCATGAATAGGGTACGAAGCGTCCATTCCATCAGTCCATTCGCACTCTCGATGGAACTCAACAGCACTTTCAAATAGTGCCGGGTCAATTCCACTCCCTGTAGTAAAATCCGTAAAAACTTTTTTCTTAAATTGTTCAAAAATGTCTTGACAATTGTTATTTGATTGCGCTATATTAATAGCATGATTTGAATTATTCATATCATTCTCCATCGTAATGTTGTTTAACTGACTTGAATTTTTCACGTTATTCTCCATTGTGACACTGTTTAATTTATTCATATTGTTCTCCTTAGTAATGGTAGTGTTTAAGTTATTCATGTCATTCTCCTTAGTGATGGTAATGTTTGAATTGTTCATGTCATTTTCGATTGTGGCACTGTTTAAATTTAGATTATTTATTTGATACCCCTTGGTATCGGTAGTGTTTAAATTTTTCATGTCATTTTCTACTGTGGTAGTAGTGTTTTTCACTTGATACCCCTTGGTATCGGTAAGATTTAATTCAGTTGAGTTCATGGTGTTCTCTGTGTTTAATTGAGTTAAGTTCATGGTCTTATCCTTTTGATTTTGTTTTTTCGTCTGTGTCCACAAGAGGACTTTGTGGATTTTCGGTTCAAGAAGAGTTTGTTTTGTTCGTGGACTCTTCTTAGTTAACAATCACTAAGATTGTTGTTTGCACTATACTAACAAATTATTTTTTAAACTCCAAACCTGTAATTGTTCATTCCTTCTGGATTTGCATTTTTTTGTCTCCTCTTTTTGTTTGATAAAGCCGATGTTTGCCGCATCGGCTTTTATGTGTTTATCATATCATGCCTAAGCCATTATGGCAATAAGTATCTGGTAATAATTTAAGTATAAATAGTTAAGTGTGGCTGCTTATAAGTATTCAACAAAAAGTGCTATTTCCCACATTTTCCACATTTCCCAAAAACTTAAAATATTTAAAAACCCATTGGTGGTTGTTGTCCACCAATGGGTCTTGTTTTTTGATGTCGTTTCTTATTCCCCTTTTTTAGCTTGTTTATTTTGCAACCGTTTTAGCCGTCTTTTTTCGTTGTACTTACGCATATATTCGCGCTGCTTTTCCTTCTGCTCTTCTGTCATGTTTTCTACCCATCTTTGCCTAGACTCGCGCTGCCTTAGTAGCTGGTCTTCCGTCATGTTAGCAGCCCACTCACGATTGGCTTTACGCTGCTTTTCTTTTTGTTCTTCTGTTAAGTTGGCAAGCCATTCTCGTTTAGCGTGCCGCTGTTTTTCCCGTTGTTCCTCACTCATATTCTTTGTATATTTGAGTTTACGCGCCTTGCCTTTTTTGGTAGCGTTGTAACGCGCTTGGGTTTCTGGATAGTAAGTCATGTTGTCCTCTTTCAATCTCCAAATATCACTATAGTCTATCTATTGTTTTTTGTCAACGCGACTAAGAATTGTGCTTAAACACAAAAAACCACTTAGATTTTTTCTAAGTGGTTTTATTTTTGCTCCCATCTCACAAAACACCCATTAAACTCAGGGTGACTTTTTAGAAAGTCGTCTTTGAGCGCGATCGCACTCATCAAGTCCCTGGCAATCCAGGGACTACAAAAGATTATTTTGCTGGTCTTGTGTTGACCAGCCTTGAGTTTAAATCGGAACATATTTTTGTTCCTGTTTTTTGATCCACTCAATGACGGCTAAGGCAGCCGTCCAAAAGTTATCTTTGTCTTCCATGTAAGTAGCGACTATAAAAAGGTCGGTTTTCCAGTTTGTTTTTTCAGTATTCGGTGGAGGGTTTAGGCAGTTTAACTCTTCTCTCAAAAATTCCTTTACTTCTTTGCAAGTTAAAGGAAGTCTATTTAAGTTCTTGGGTGGCTGTGGAAACCACCCATGAAATATTGCTCTATAACACTTGAATTTGGCTATATTTTTGGTTTTGTGTAATATTGTCGCTAAAACATTTAGCGACTTAGCAAACACCACTGTAATAGTTGTTGTCAGCGGGCTGCTAACTATTTTATGGGTAAACCCATTAACTGTTTCCCAGAACTTTTTATTTTGTTTTATGAATTTTTCTGCTGATGCTACATCAGTAAATGTTATTGCTGTCAATTTGTAATTCATCTTGTCTCCTTTTGTTCATATTAATAATATAGTCTATCCTACTATTTATGTCAATAGGTTTAAAGAATATTTTGTACTGAATTTTTATTAACTTTTTATACGGTGCAAATAAGTAAGCAAGACAAAGAACCGCTTAGACAGAACGACTAAACGGTTATAGTTGAATGGCATTTATTCAAAACAAATATATGCGCCAGTACAGAAAAAATAAAATACAAGAAGAGTCTAAGCAAACGGATTATTGATTTTTCCGCCAACAAACATACCCTTGGGTGCAGAAACACCTAGCTCGCCAAAAGCACCGTCGGCACTATCTACAATGTCGTTGGTGAGTGGCTTTTTGCTACCATCAAATTCATGTACCGCAGCTAGAAACTGATCGTTCCACGCACCTCTAAGTAACTTGATCTTACCTTGCTTGGCCGCTAATGCCATAGGTAATGCACGGGTCACTTTATCTCCCAAGGGCTTTACACCCTTAGCATCAAAACCAGCTAATTGCTTTCGTAAGGATGCTTCGTAGCGTTTACCCGCGCTACCACCTTCCAATTCCCATCGGACTTTACAATCTCGCCCGTCTTGATAGGCTATTTTTACCACAGAAGCATCACCCTGATCCGCCGAAACCTGTTCCCAGTGACAGTCAAGGACGTAATAGGTATCTTGGTGTAAGTACATTTTGGTGCGTACACTGTAAAAACTGGACTTGGTAGCCACCGCTGCTGATGTGGCCGCAAAATCCCAAAAAGCCACTGTAGTACCACCGCTAGGCACGCTACCAACAACCTCAAACCATTGCCGATTAAAGATAGTTCCTGCTTCGTATTTAATTTTCCAATTCCCTCTCAGTAGTCGTTCCATCTCTACTGGGTGCAACGATAGTAAATTTTGTAAGTATTGGGGATTGGTCTCTAACAGTATCGGATTATCATAAATCGTTGCACTAATAAAGCTGAAACTCTTGGGTGGTGCTATTTCCGCTAAATCAGGAAACTCTATCATCAATTCCTCTTTAGTATTACCCCAGTGCAATTTTTTGTTGACTCGATAGAAATACCGTATTGCTCCTGATCTTTCTTCTATCGGGTATCCTGTTTGCGGATCAATATACCAGTCAACTAATTTGGCCACCCATGAATCAGCGTCCGGGTTGCAGGTTGCATCTATGCGCGGCTTGACACCACATACGGAACGGTTGCGAGAAAACAGAAACCAGAATTGACGCTCTGAAAACTTAGTTAATTCATCAAAACCGATATGACATATCTGCGACCCTGGGTACTTATCTTCTACATCTTTGTCATATTGAGCGTGACCAAAACTGATGGCTGTACCGTTGGGAAAAGTCCAGTCTAGCTGATGTTCCCGTCCTACTGAGTTTTTTATTCTTTTGTACAAAAGTCTTGACTCATCCCATAAGCCACCTTCATTGGTTATTTCCGGTCGGGTTCGCCTAAATATTACTGAACCATACCCAGGCGTATTTAAATACTTAGCTGCTTTTAGCAATAACGCAAAGCTTTTTCCGCCTCCGGCTGCTCCACCGTATATGCACACATCAGCCTGAGTATCATAAAATAATTCCTGCGCTCCTATCTGTGGTTCTGGTAGTTCAACATAAACCGCTTGGTTAGTTGATGACCTGGCTTTAGTGGCCTCTCTAATTTTAATTGTGTTTTTGGGATTAAGTTTGTTCATGGTTGCGTGCATAATAAAAAACTATTGAACTTGTCTGGGTTCAATAGTTGTGTAGGATGGGTTTTTCTACTTTTAAATTTTAGCTTAATTCTGGCATTTAATGGTAATATATTTCCATACCCTAGTAACCACCCGGCAACTTGTCCATGCCGGGTTTTATGCTATAGTAGAATCTCCAACCTTGTTAAACCTGGTGGCATTTGCAGGAACGCTGCCGGGTCTTATTTGCAATTCATCTGCTATTAATTCTGCTATTTTTCTTGCAGTTCATTCACTATCAAATGTGTTTAACACAGGATCGTTGCCAACAATAATATTATACCATTTTCCTGTCAGAATTAGTGCTATTGATACACCTTCGTAATTGTATTTTCCATTTTTCACCTTTTTGTCATCAGAAGTATTACGCCATTTTACGGAAACCAGCGATCGCATTACCTGGGCAATAAACAACTAACAGGAATGTTGAGTGCATCGGCTATTAATTCAATTTCGCTGTAGGTAATTGTTTGCCTGCGTCCATCTTTTTCCTTAAATAAATCTTCAATAGCAATAATCACGTTTACTGACAGTCCGGTCTTTGCGGCTAATGCCTTCCTTGACATCCCCTGTTTTTCCCGTGCCAGGAAAATATGTATTCCTATCTTTCCTTCTGATGTCAAAGTGTCATAAATCGTAGGATCTGAAATCATAGTCACTGGTTGGTATTAAGTTACTAATAATATATCAAAGAAAATTGCATATTTCTACAATTATCATTTATTTTACTATTTAAAAAATATTGAAACCCTTGATCTATTGGCTAAACTAAGCTTAGTTTATATTTTTTAGATATGCCAACCGCAACTAGAAATAAAACTATTTTAACTAAATTCTTAAATTCTGATTTGCAATTAAATCAGGATGAAAGAACAGTTGGGTTTTCGTTTTCCTCGAAAGACAATATCTGCGAAAGATATTCTTTCTCAGAAGACTTACCGGAAGGTTCTAGTGTAGTTTTTGATGAGCGTCTATCCCACGACCCTAACCATTGGGACTTAACCAGAGTTGCTAATAAAACCTGTCCGTTTTTGAGAAACCATCAACGCGGACAAAAATTAGGCATGGTTTCTCAAGTGGTACTAGATGGCGATAGAGGTGTCGCCACGGTTAAGCTTTCTAGAAACGCTTTGGCAAATCAATTCATATCTGATCTTGAGGACGGCACTTCTGGTGGTATTAGTTTTGGTTATTTTGTGGAAGAATACCGAGTCATTACCCCGGCGGAATATGTTGTTAATAAAGATGGGTATCGTTCCCTGAAAACCAAGGCACTATTAGAAGCTACAAAAATAGTTTTATTTGAAGTTTCTGCTGAAGATATTCCTGCCGATCCTACCGTGGGTTACGGGAAGTCTGAAGTATTTTTTGATCAAGTTTCAGTTAAGGGAGATCCAAATTTTTACCCCATGAACAAAGATTTAGAAGCTGAATTACTAGCCACTAAAACTGCCTTAGAAGAAGTAAAATCTAGTAACGGCATCCTGTCAGAAAAACAGGCTTTGTTGATTACTGAAAACAATAAATTGACTGAACAAATTAAAAGTTTAAGTCAGTCTATTGAGGAAAAAACCGCTATTATTTCTGCGTTTGAGCAGCGCGAAACCATAGTATCTCAGTATTACAGCCTGCGTCAAAAAGCAGATGGATTAGTATCAGAAGGTAAATTATCTTCTGTTGAGTTTGGTGATTTATTCTCAGAAAATGCCACTGAAGATATTAACAAACATCTCAAGTCCAATAAGCTAGGCTACATGGAATTTCACCTTGATTTAATTGAGAAAAGAACCGCACCTTTACTTAATTTAAAACAATCAGTTAGTGAACCCGTGACTAACCCTAACCCTACTGTTAATGCTGCTGATATAGAATTCCGTGCCGCTCGGATTGTAGGCTCTTTATCTCAAATTAGGAGTGAAATCTAATGCGTTACGAATCTTATCGTTACGATGATGAGGAATCAGGTTTTTATCCTGTATTGGCACGTAACAACTGTGCAGAAGCTACTCGCTATACCCTATTGAACCATAATTACGCTACAGGTACAACTGGGGCAATACGCAAGTTAGTTAAAACATTTGCACCTGGTTTCTTTGCTGGTAGTGGTACATCTGCTAACCTTCCTGGCAATCGCATTTTGCCACGCATGACCACAAGACTTGCTACCGCTGCCAATGCTACTTCTATTAGTTTTCCTGTGGGAACGGCTGGTATTTTCATCCCCGGTGGTATGTTATCTATCATTGCACCTTCAGTGCGCTTGACTATAACATCTACCGGAAGTGGTTGGCTTGCTAATGACACCATTACTGTCACTATTAATGGCGTATCCGTAGTCTATACCGTTGTTTCCGCAGATATTGGTGCTTCACTAACAGCAACTAACGCTAACATTGCTACTAAAGTTATTAGCGCGATCGCATCCAATCCTTATACCTTTAGACTGGCATCTGCATTGTCCGTAGCTGGCACGGCACCCGCCTCTACTATTGTTTTTTGGGCAAAAGACTTTACCAGCCTCTACAGCTTTACTGCTAGTGCCACTGCCACCAATGGTAGCGTTACCGCATCTGGTGCTGTGTTTGTCCCCAATGTTAGCATCGGTACTATTTCTGCGGTTGACCCGGTTGCTGATACCGTTACCATCAGTGCGGCTGCTGTGTCTGTACCCTTGGGTATGCCTATAGGGGTCGCTACTAGTTCACCGGAAAATTTAGGTATGCTATCTCCTGCTGTACCTATTGATTTGCTGTACAGAGAAAGTCAAAACTACGCTTTGTACTTAGAAGCAGACGTTTACCGCGATCGCCTACCATACATAGACGGACAATTGATTGCCTTGTATCCTGAAATTCGTTTGGTGTAATTTATGGCTTCTATTATTGAATTAATTAATTCACAGCCGGGGGTAGTCCAGCGCACTATTGATTTGCAGCTTGCAACTGTTAGCAGCACTGGGGAAACCTACCTAGACGGCTACCCTGATCCGGCTCTCAATCGCTTTTTCCCTTTTGTCCAATATTCTGATCCGGTTTTGGCACTACTCAAGATGCGGGCATACACCCCAACTCTTGCTTACGTAGTTGCCACTGATGGTACTATTCCTCAGGACGTAGATCGAATTAGTGTTACCCAGGAAACCTTTGGCAACTTTAAAATTGCTAAAAGTAGATTAATTACAGAAGAGGACTTCATGGTAATGCAGCAAGCTGAAAGGCTTGCTATGTCTGACAATGCTGAAGCTGCTGAAAGGATTAAAGATACTTACTTAGGCATACCCGCCTCTCTGTATCAAGGATGTATTAACTTGCATACTGTACTAACACTACAGGTCGCTTGTACCGGACAGTGCAACTATGTTGATCCTACATCTCGCGCTTCTGCTATCCTTAGCTATTCAAACCAAGTCCCCACTTCCCATTTACCAGCTGCATTAACCGGAACTGCTAGATGGTCACAGTGGACAACCGCTACTGGCATTGACGACTTAGTGAGTCATATAGAGTCCTACTATCTTACTCTACACAAGTTCCCACCTTTTATCATTATGGGTCGGGTGACTGCTAACAATCTTAGAAACCAGACTAGCACTAAAGAATCGGTAGGGCGTGCTAAGGGTATGATTACAGAAGTAGGAGCAGCTAACCCAGCCGCTGTCGCTGCTATGCCACCTCCATCTTTATCTGAGATTTCTGGACTGATTGGGCAACGGCTTTTGGCGGGTGGTGGTCAAAATGCAAATACGCAGATTATTGTATCCGATGCTGTCTACTATCAGCGCGGTGGCGGACGCAATGGTACTGTCGAGTTGCCTTATATTCCCAGTGGCTACTATTTCTTTGCTACCGATAATTTTATCGAAAGAGCCATTGTCCCCACCGCAAGCAACAACTTCAGAGGCGGACTAGTTACTACCACTGATATTCTCAGTAAAGAACCACCTCAAGAAAGCATTACCGTGGCGGGTCGTGGTTTTCCGTTGGCAATGGACCCCCGATTTATTGCTGCTAGGAACGTTGAAAATACTGCGATCGCTACTATTTAGACTGTGACCACTTGATCTGGTTTTGACCTCTAGTCCCAAAAAAAGATGTTCCTTTGGTTGTTGATGCTGATTCTGGACTCGTATTTGTGACAATCTTTAGCAGTCGTTCATATTCAAGTCCGTACTTACTTTGTCCATAACTATTAGGAATACTTTGAAGTTCCACATTGTAAGACTCATCATCCACTTCTAATTTTTTCAGGACTCCTGTACTATAATCACTACCTACATTTTGCTTAGTAAGTGTGATTTTGTGAGCGGTTAATAACTCAATTGCTACGTTTTTCAAGTTCCCCCAACGGTACAGTTCCACTTCTAGAATTGCTTCTGAAAGAAACAAGTTAAACTTAGCTTCCTCACCTGTAAATTCTGGATATTTGATAATAAAGTTGCTGAATAAAATCATGATTTCCTCCTATGTAAACCAGACAATTGGCTATGTAGAACCCTTTAATTCTAACCTAAGTTTGACCTTTCAAACAGGTAGTGGCCAATTTGTTGAGGATGCTGTAGGAAATATCATTGAGTCGGTTTCTACCGTCATTGTTCACGCTTCTGTCTCTATCAAAAAAGACTTTAAGCCTCTTTATGAAGATGCTCAAATGGGTCAAAATATCATTTATTTAAAGGGTCGTAAAATTGGCAATTGGGGTAACTTAGATATTGACTATCAAACTACCGCGATCGCAGTTTTAACCGATTTAATGGGTGATGCAGTTACAGGTCAATGGCAATTTATTCCTGTGGTTCAAAACAGAATAAATGGATATTTAGAAGGAAGAAATAAGTACATTGAGGGTCGTTTAACAATAGCAGGTAAGGTGTGATTATGGTTTCAGTTAAATGGCAACGATTCAAAGTTCCTCGCAAACTCACGGCTACCCACGCCTGGACTGCCCCTCACGCGGTAATTGTTCATGAAGGTGTTACTTTGTCTAATGGCACGGAAAACCCCGCCCGCCCTTGGGTAGATGTAGCCATTGATGAGTACGACTTCCTGGGCGAGTACACTGGTAAGTTCTCCCAATCTCAAAACTTTAAGGATGCGTTTGTATCCATGTCTGAAGGATTTGGTGAAGCTTGTCAGTCCAATCTTGAGGATGATCGGTGGCAGTGGCCACGTCCCACAGTCCGCAGAAATGGTAGAACTGTCACCTCACCTCGTAACATCGTTGATACAGGTGAATTAAAAAATTCTTATCAGGTGCAGTATGAAGGTGTTTAAGCGCAAACCTACTGTTGTTGAGTTTAAAGATATAACTAGCGCATTGAGTAACTTAGTAGATAAATCTCGCGCACAAGCGGCTTTTGTTGAGTTACAAGATGCACTCAGTAAGTTAAGAAAAACACCTTCTCATGAAAGTATCTGATTTAAGAAAGCGTTTAAGTGCATTACTTGCTACTGAGTTAGGCACTTACACAAACGGACTACCTTCTATTTGGGTGTACGGTAGTTCATCTCAGCCACCATCAGCAAGTAACGGACTTGAGTGCTTAATCAAAGAAGTTCCCAGTGTCGCCGCTAAGGTTGTCAGCAGTGGCTCTAAGTACAAGCCGCAGCAATGGGAAATTCTATTACGCAACTGGACTAAAAATTCAAATCTACCTATTGCTCTCAATAAGATAGAAACCGGATTTATTGTCTTGCGTTACACGCACATTCCCGCAACTTCTGATGTACTAGAACAAGCCAGGATTTTCATCTTTGACCCTGTAGTGATTTAAACTTATGCCGATTACCATAGATTTTGCCAGACTAAAATCTGTCACAACCAATGCTACCAACGCAGTCATTAACCCCGGTGCTGCGGTAGAAGTAGACACTAGTCTTGAGGAGTCTCAATTTATTCCATTCACTCATGCCAGTATCACCCCTGCCACATTTAACGTTTCTGGATGTAACATCACCACTGGCAGCGCAACCATTACGACGACTACTGCTAATGGTTTTGCTAACGTCCGTATAGGTGACGTAGTTACTGTTTCTTCTGGTGGTGGCACAATTGCTGCTAACACTGTTACTGCTATCGACAGTACCACTTCTATTACCATCAGTGTTAACGCTACTGCACCCAGTACGACAGCAAACAGCACTGTACTTACTTTTGTACCACCTGCTATTGCTCCAACCACTTGGGGTATTCGGTTGCTCTATGAAAAAAGAGGTTCAGTAGTTGTTATTCGTCCCACTTTATACCTGTACGACGGCACTCTTGGTGGTACAACAGGAACTCCCGCCAACGCAACCACGGCAATCAACCTTGTGGATTCCCAGGGCAACGTTCCTAGTGTAGATTTAGACGCACTCTACAATACCATCCGTGTTGGTCGTAGCGCGTAATTAAGTTAATTTATTTTCTTTTGAGGTATTAAAAATGGCTTTAGCGACCCGTCCCATTGAGTCTATTGTTCTTCAAAATTTTAGCCTTGATCTAAAATTACTTCCCCCCGGCACTGATTCAGTTACGTTCACCACTTTGACCTGTCCTGCCGGTGCTTTAGAGGGTGCTACTACTATCAGTGTTACTGCAACAGCAGGCGTTACTTATACTATTGCTGCTGGTACTTCCTTGTCTTTTGCTGCTCAAAGCAATCCTTTGGGTCGTCAGCACGTACTTTTGCTGGCTAACGCAACTTTAGCGGGTACTACCGCAGTATCCTTGACAGTTGCTCCTTTGTTTAGAGCTATTCCTGCTAATGCTACTTCTCGCTTAGTTCAGGATATGTTTCCGCTACAGGGACTCACTAACATGACCCCACAATTTGGACCAGTTGTTGTGGATACCACCAATAACATGAATGGTAGCGGTACTAGCTCTGCTGTTGTCCGTGTGAAGCGAGAAATTACTTTTGAAGGAACTGAATTTAGAGACGATCAGTGTTTGATGCACTTCATCAAAGCACCATATAACAACCCGGTGCTAATGAACCGACCCTTATGGGCGATCGCTACACTCCCTACTGGCGAAAGATATGAAGGTGTAGCAAAAACCACGGCGTTAACTATGCCAGTTACGGTGCAAGAAGTCATGAAATACACTGGCACTTTAGAGTTTCAAGGTGAAATTTCATGGCTTCCTGGTTACTACGCAACTGGTGGTTCTTCCAGTGGATTCCCTGCCTATAACCTCTAATGAAAATTCTCAAGGATAGCACTGGACTATTAGCTGTCCTGATCAACTGCCGCATCGACGATGATAGGTTGCTTTGCGGTGCGGCAGTTTTTAGAGGGGGGTTGTCAGGTGAAATAACTGTTTCCAGTCACAATTCCTCTTTTAAAATCAAGATTCCTGATTCTGTTAAGCAGGTGGCAACCTATCAACTTTTAGCCGATTCCCATGATAATTTAGAAATCGAATTATGCGCCCAATAATTAGCAAGAAATCCAATTTTGAGATCATTCCTGTAGGCAACGAAAACACCGGAATTATTTATTTAGAAAAACGCGGTTCATTGACCACGGGTGAATCTATGGACATTGGGTCTATAGATGCAAAAAGACAAAGAGCCGCTATTATTGCCTCTAAATTAGTTAAGAAAATCTCTGTAGATCGTGGGGTGACAATTGCAGAAGCCCAGGAACTACTTTCCCCTACTCGTTCTGCTGACGGAACTTCTGAAATAGATAACTCTGATGTCATTTACGACTACATTGAGGACTTCACCGAACTAAATGCCCTGAGTGCCACAGATAGTACCTCTGTGTCCATTGCTATAGCCACTCTATTGATCAAAAAGCGAGTAGCTTTCCCAGTACAATTGATTGCACCTGTAACTTTCAATTCTACAAGTATCTCTGTACACCCGTTTCAACTCACATTGCAGGACAAACAAGTGATCCGCTTCGGCGATTGCTTGGTAACAGTGGTTGGCAATTACGCATCATGCCCTGACCATGAATCACTCTTGGTTCAGGTTGAGCCTGTGACTGAAAACTTACCAATTTCCACAGGTTTCTTGTACGACAAATCAACCAAGTCTTACGTAGTTGGTACGGATAACTGGACTGAAGAAGACACCAAGGATTGTAGCGATGAATTTGTATCCGCTATTTATGAGTTTTACGAAAAAGAACGTAGTAGATGGCAGGTAGAAGTTGAGCCTCCATCCGCACCTGTTGAGGGGGAGCAACCAGTTCCCCTGTTGACTGGGGAGACATCTACTGGCGTATCCAATCCTACCGAATTGCCGACCCTAGATTTAGAGACTGGGATACCTTCCTAGATCAGCCAGTTCACGTGGTGTTTGAGTGTATTGAAGCACTTGAACGCTACCGCAGGGAACAGGCTAATGTTGAGGGTCGGGTTCATGCGATCGGTTGGACAGGGCTTTTTAACGGGTTCAAAAAGGAAACCGACCCCAATATGGACTTTGTTGATTTATTGCCCTTTCCTGATGATATTAAGGACAATTCCCGTAAGATTAGCCAAGTAACTGAAAGTATCCTCAAGGATATTATTAAAAACAATCGGTTGCCACCTGCTATTTTATCAGCTTTGAATTTGCTACTGTCTTGATTACAGATTAATATTCTTGGTCTGTAATCTTTTTCTTTATAGGAGTTAGTATTATGAATTTAGGCGAATTAATTGTAGAGTTGTCTGCTGATTCCTCTGAATTAGAAAAGACTTTGGAACGGGCTAAGAAGAAGGCTTATGAAGCTGCAAAAGCAGTAGAAAAAAGTTTTAAAGATATTAATTTATCTCTTGACAACAATAAAACTACAAAAAAAGATAATTTAAGTAGTCATTTGAGTGTTAATCAGCAACATCTTAAAAAAACTAATGATTATTTTAAAAGTAACCCTATTACTCCCGTGGTTAACGATAGTCAATTGACTAACTTAAATGAACACTTAAATTTAAAAGTACGACATCTTAAAAAAACTAATGATTATTTTAAAAGTAACCCTATTACTCCCGTGGTTAACGATAGTCAATTGACTATCTTAAATGAACGTTTAAGTTTAGAGGCGCAACATCTTAAACAAGTTAATAAACATTTTGATAATAATCCAATTAATGTTAACGTTAATTCAAAAAATCTTGATGAATTAAATCGTAGATTAAATGGACTTTCTAGTAAAACTATTGCTATTACTGCTGAATCAAAATTAAGTAAGCAACTGGAAAAAAGTTTAACTGATGCTGTTAAAGATGCTGTTAAAGAGTCTAATCGAGGGAAAGATCAGAAATCATCTTCAACGCCAGTGCAACAACAAGCAGCTAAAGAGGTTTTGTCGTCACGTAAAACACAAAATGTGAATGTAGTTGCTAATCCTGTTAGTGCTGCCTTGAATGGCATTTTTCAAGAAATTGGAAAGCAATTTATTGGTGGACTTGATAAGAGTGCTGAAGACATATTCGGCGCAAATATTTCTGGCATGGCCAGAAAAGCTAATAATGCGTTTTTGCGTTATTTTGGCTTGCGTACAAAAACACAAGCTAATCCTGGGGATGCACCAACACAAAATACGCAGACAGAATCTAGTTCACAAAAAGCAAAAAAACAAAAAACTCAAGTCAACCCTGATCCTGTTTCAGCATCTGCAAGTATTAGCGAAAAAACTATTTCAACTGATAAATTGCCAGAAAATCAGGTGAAAAGAATTGTACAAAATATAGTCGTTGATTTTGCGTTTGATTATGCAAGTGGTAATTTATCACAACAAAGAACTAAGGATTTGCTTGCTAGAGCAGGAAAACAAGTTTTCAAAAAAGTAGTAATACCGTATATAAATGAGATATCAGAATCTCAGAGTTCAACAGGTCAGAGTTCAACAGGTCAGAGTTCAACAGGTCAGAGTTCAACAGGTCAGAGTTCAACAGGTCAGAGTTCAACAAGCAAAAAAATCAGCAGGGCATCTCAAAGGGCATTTGAAATTCTTAAAGAGGCAGGTCAACCAGCACCTCAAAAATCAGCACCTCAACAAGCAGATCAAGTCCTAAAACCTCAATCTCATGTACCTGAAAATAAAAATGTTGAAAAGATATTTCAAAAATCTAATAAATCTCAACAACCTGTTGCTACTAGTTCAGATTTAGAAAATGCTGCTCAATTATTAATTAACGCAGCCAATATATTAGCTAATAGTGCTACTATAAATGCTTCTCAAAAGCCCAAAAAAACTAAATCTGAATTGGAATCCGACAAAAAAACTAACAAGTTATTAGTTGAAGTAAAAACAGCCTCCTCCGAAATCAAGCAAGCTGCTGTTAATCTTAACAAAACAACTAAAGGTTTTAATGATTCTATAAACAAAATAAAAGCTGCTTCTTTAGAGATTAAGCAGTCTGCAAATGATTTAAAGAACGCGGCTCAACTACTGGCTAATGCAGTTAATGTATTAACTGGTTCTACGCAATCTGCAATTAACTCTGCAAGTGATCCTAAAAAACCTAAGTCTACTAACAATGATGCAGAGCTATTGCAGCCAAAGCAAGATGTACTACCAAAAGTTAAACAACAGCTTGACTTAGCGCAGTCAAATATTGCAAAAGGTTTAAATAATACCGTTGAATCGTTATCTAACACTGCTAAAGCAGCTAAGGACTTTGTTCAATCTCAAATCAATCAAAAGATAAATGCTAGTTTACCTAGTAACGCAGAACAAAAAACACCTTTACAGTTGCCTACAGAGCAAGCACAGCAGTTACAGCAGCCTGTAAATATTCCTCAAAAATCTACTAAAAACGAAGATATTACAGTGTTAGAACCATTGCCGCTAGAGTTAAAACAAAATATTAATTCAGTGCGGTTAAATACTGCAAAAAATATTGTAGCATCTAAAAGATTTGTGGATGCAACTAATCAAGAAGGTAACGCTCAATTAGTACCGCAAAAACCAATAAATATTGAAAAAATAAACACAAAAAAACAGACATCTTTAGACACAACAAGAGATGTATTTGAGATTATAAACGATTATTTTACCGCAGAGTATAAAAAACTAAAAGCTGATGTTGATCGTGCTAAGAAATCAGGTAATTTAGAAGATATTGATGCAACAAGAAATAAGCTTAAAAACTTTGCATCTCATACCGAAAAAGCAGTTACAGACATAGATGCAATCGTTAAACAAGCCGAGGATCAGGGGTATCAAAAATATATTAATAGTGAACTTACCGACGTTCATTCTAAAGGAAAATCACCTATAAGACGAAAAACTAAATTAGCAAATGAGATGATAGGTTCGTTAAATTATGCAGAAGGGCAGATACTTGAAAAAGATAGAAAGAATTACGTAGCTCAAGCAGAAAAAGCTGGTATAGAAATTCCTGAAGGATTAAAACGGGGTATTGTCAGTAATTTTGATGGTGTCTCTGCTGAAACTAAAAAGTTGCTCAACGATTTTATTAAAGTTGTTAAAAAGCAATTAGGCATCCAGTCTCCATCTTTGGTGATGTTTGAGATTGGGATGATGATAGCTTCTGGGTTGTTCTTTGGGATGCAGAAGGGGAACAGTAAAGTGTCTGAGGGTGCTAGGAAAATGGTGACAACCATTAAATCTGCATTTGACCCTCTTAATGATTTATCTAGCTTAGGCTTGGCGGGTACGTACATGATACCCAATTTAAGCGACATTAGCAACAAAGCCATGATTGCCAT